GGTTTGGATGATGTATTAACTAGTAGACATGCTGAAATATTTCCTGAAATACAAAAATTAGATAAAATTTTAAAAAAAAACAAAAAACTATTAAATGGTGATTTAGCTCCTGAAGTTAAAAAAAATAGAATATTAGAAATATATGCAAAAGAAACAAATCAAAGCTTAGATCAAGCTGCATCTAGTTTAAAAACAAGATTAGCAAAACTAGGTAAGTTATATGCAGGAAACGAACAAAGATATGAAAAAAAATTATACAGTAAAATAAAAATACCTGCTGACTATATGGATTCTAGTTTTCATAAAAATATTGTTGCAATAACAGATAGAGCTGGAAAAGTAAGTAATATAGATATGGCTAGACTTTTAGGTCTTCCTAAAAAACAAATAGATTTAATTCAAGGAACTGCAAACATGATGAATGCTTTTGATTTTAAAGTAGCTGGAGACCATACAGACATTAAAGCATTAATGAAAAACTTTCCTAATTATAAAAAAAACTTTACAAGAATAGAATATATTAAAGATAATTTAAATGAATTTAAAAGAAGCTATGATCGTAAAATATTATCTTTATCAAAACAAGCTAAAGGAGCAAGTCCCTCTGTTCAACAAAATTTGTTAGAACAACAACAAGTTTTGCAAAATGAATTTGCAAATAAGACTGGATATAAAATAGGTGGTTTTGATATTAAAAAAGGAAGAGTTACAATCAATCCTCAAACTTTAAGATTACCTGATCTTAAAAACCCATACAATGACACTCTTCAAACAGCTATGAAAAATTTTAATGGAACAGGTCTACCTGGAAAAAAAGGAACTACATTTAATCAAACTGATCAAAGATTAATAAATTCAAATTCACAAGAGAGAATAGAAATATTTGAAGAAATAAAAGGAACGCCTGAAGCAAAACAAAGTAAATATTTAAAAGCACTACAGAAAGTTCCTAAAATAGGAAAAATTGCTACAGCTGTTATTGGCGGAACTGCAGGAGCTGCAGGTGTTTCTACTTTAGCAAATGCATCAGAAACTGCTGATGTGCAAGGATTTACGACAGGAGAAAAACTTGCAGGCGCAGGAGCTGCCGCAGGAACTGCTTATAAATTTGGTAAACCAATTTTAAAAACATTAGGTAAAATTATTAGACCACTTGGTTTTCCATCTGTTGCTGCAGGGCTTGCAGCTGGTGAATTAATGAGTGAAGATCCTGATTTAAAAGTGGCTGGTTTAGATTTACTTTTACCTGAATTAATAAAAAAAGGAGCACCAAGAGGTTCTGGTATTATGTCCATGATAGGTAGGGGTTTAGCTAATCCATTTGGTAGAGCGGCAAGAGTCTTTACACCTGTTGGAGCTACAATAACAGCTGCGGGCTTAGCAAAAGATTATTACGATTTTGCAAAAGACGAAATAAAAAAAGTACGGGCTATGTCGGATGAAGAAAGAGAAGCTTATAATGAAGCCCTAATGGACGAAGGAGGTTTACTTGACTAAATATCCTAAAATACACTTATTACCCCCTAAATCGGGTCCTCAACCACAAGGCTTGAATTTAAAATATAACAATGTTAAAACAGTTCGATTGGAGAAAATAAATGGCAGAAATAGACAAAGCGCTACCAAACGTAGATGAGACTATAGAAGTAGTTCAAGATGAAATGGTTCAAGAAATATCTGAACCAGAAAATGCAGAGTTTCCTACAGAGGCGTCTGAAATAGTTGAAAACGAAGACGGATCAGTAGATATTAATTATGGTGAAGATCAAAATTTACCACCACCTGAAGATCACAACGCAAACTTAGCAGACTATTTAGACGATACTGAATCTGGTAAATTAAGCTCTGAACTAATTGAAAACTATAAAGATTATAAAACATCAAGAAAAGATTGGGAACATACATATACAACTGGACTTGATTTATTAGGATTTAAATATGAAAAAAAATCAGAACCGTTTCAAGGTGCCTCGGGCGCGACTCACCCGGTTTTGGCTGAAGCTGTTACACAGTTTCAGGCTCTCGCTTATAAAGAGTTACTCCCGGCTACTGGACCAGTAAGAACACAAATCTTAGGTATCAATACTCCGGAAAAAGTTCAACAAGCGAACCGTGTAAAAGAATTTATGAATTATCAAATCATGAATCAAATGAGGGAATATGAACCTGAGTTTGATTCTATGTTATTTCATCTTCCACTAGCTGGATCAACTTTTAAAAAAGTTTACTATGATGATTTATTAGGACGAGCTGTTTCTAAGTTTGTCCCTGCTGACGATTTAGTGGTTCCATATTCTGCTACCTCATTAGAAGATGCGGAATCTATCGTTCACGTGATTAAAATTACAGAAAATGATTTGAGAAAGCAACAGGTTATGGGTTTCTACAAAGATGTAGAAATACCTCTACCTGGTCAAGGTAAACAAAGCGAAATTGAAAAAAAAGAACATGAATTAGAAGGTGTAAAGAAAACAGGAAGAAACGAAGACTTACACACTCTTTTAGAATTCCATATTGATTTAGATTTAGATGGTTTTGAAGACGTTGGACAAGACGGTGAGCCAACAGGAATTAAATTACCTTATGTTATAACTATTGATGAAGACTCACAAGAAATACTATCTATTAGAAGAAACTACATACAAAATGATCCATTAAAAAAGAAAATAAATTACTTTGTACATTTTAAATTTTTACCAGGACTAGGTTTTTATGGTTTTGGTTTAATTCATATGATTGGTGGACTATCAAGAACAGCAACAGCTGCTTTAAGATCTCTTTTGGATGCAGGAACATTATCAAACTTACCTGCAGGATTTAAACAAAGAGGAATTAGAATTAGAGATGATGCACAGTCAATCCAACCAGGAGAATTTAGAGATGTAGATGCGCCAGGCGGAAGTATAAAAGATGCTTTTATGATGCTTCCATACAAAGAGCCTTCACAAACTCTACTACAGCTTATGGGTGTCGTTGTAAGTGCAGGACAAAGATTTGCTTCAATAGCAGACCTGCAAGTAGGAGATGGGAATCAGCAAGCCGCGGTGGGAACGACAGTCGCCTTGCTTGAAAGAGGAAGCAGAACAATGTCTGCTATCCACAAAAGAATCTACGCAGCTTTAAAAGAAGAATTTAAATTACTTTCAGGAGTTTTTAAAACATACTTACCCCAAGAATATCCTTACGACGTTGTCGGTGGTCAAAGAACCGTTAAACAAATGGACTTTGACGATAGGATAGATATATTGCCAGTTGCTGACCCAAATATTTTCTCACAATCACAGCGAATATCTTTAGCGCAAACTGAGTTACAGCTGGCAATGTCGAATCCTCAAATTCACAACACATATAATGTTTATAGAAACATGTATGAAGCGTTAGGTGTAAAAGATGTAGATTCAATATTAGTACGTCCTCAACCACCGGCTCCAAAAGACCCGGCACTAGAACATATTGATGCAATGGGACAAAAACCTTTTCAAGCTTTCCCTGGTCAAGACCATAGAGCACACATAACAGCTCACATGAACTTTATGTCTACAAACATTGCTAGAAATAATCCAATGATCATGGCAAGTTTAGAAAAAAATATTTTTGAACACATTTCATTAATGTCTCAAGAACAAGTTGAGATGGAAATGGCACAAGAAATACAACAGGTGAATCAAATACAACAACAAGCTCAACAAAATCCACAGATGGCACAAAACCCACAGATGCAACAACAGTTAAAACAGTTCTCTGATAAGTTTGAAGCAAGAAAAGCTGTGCTAATTGCTGAAATGACAGAAGAGTTTATGAAGGAAGAGAAAGAAATTACTTCTCAATTTGATAATGATCCTCTTGCTAAGCTAAAAGCTAGAGAATTAGACCTAAGAGCCGCTGAAAATCAAAGAAGAAAAGAATATGACTCTAAAAGAATTGAATTAGATCGTATGAAAGCGGTTATGAACCAACAAAACCAAGACAATAAGTTAGAACAGAACGAAGAATTAGCTGAAATGAGAGCTGAGACATCTATTGAGAAAACTTTATTGCAAAATGCACTTAAAAAAGATACATAATAATTAAAATAGGAGACTTATGATCAAAACCCAATCTAAAAAAGTAGATTTTAAAAAATTTACAAACAAAGACGGTCTTTTGAAGGGCGGAATACCTGTTGAGATGTCAAAACCAAATGAATCTCAAACTGACAGAGTACAAGGCCAAAGAAGAATGTTAAAAAACAAAAGATCAACTGTAACTTGGTACTAACATGTGGTTATCGGCGATTAAATTAGCCGTTTCTGCTGGAAGTAAGATTTACGCCAATAAGCAGAAGGCAAAAGTTGCAATGTCTGATGCACAACTGCTACATGCAGAGCGTCAAGCTCGAGGTGAGGAAGCTTACCAAGGGAAATTGCTAGAAGCGAGACAATCGGATTATAAGGACGAGGCCGTTCTTGTAATTCTCACGTTGCCCATCTTGGTGCTCGCATATGGAGTCTTTTCAGACGATGCACAGGCAATGGACAAGATAAAAGTGTTCTTCGATCATTTCCAGTCGCTCCCATCATGGTTCACAAATCTGTGGATCCTTGTAGTGGCGTCGATTTATGGTATAAAGGGAACACAAATATTTAAAAACGGAGGGAAAAAATAATGAGAACTGATTATCAACCGAAACCTAGAGTAAGACCTAGACCTGATCATGAAAAAGCAAGCGGTAAAGTTTTATCTTCTAAAGATAAAAAAATGCTAGAGCTTTCACCAAAAGGTAAGATCAAAAAAAATACTCAAACAGGTTAATACAAATGGCAAAAGCAAAAGGGCTTTATGCCAACATTCACGCAAAGCGTAAAAGAATCGCTGCGGGTAGTAAAGAAAAAATGCGAAGACCTGGAGCTAAAGGTGCGCCTACTGCTGCTAATTTTAAAAGAGCTGCTAAAACTGCTAAGAAACCGACTAAGAAGGCGTAATGGCAAACGAAAAGAAATTAACTACAGCACAAAAGTATAGTCAACTTAAAAGACAAACAGAAAAAGCTGGTATGAAAGTTAAAGAAGTAGATGGTAAAATTGTAGTTACCAGAAAAAAGAAAAAATAATGACTATCAGGAAGACCACTAAGGGTCCCGGAGCTAATTACAGACCAACTAAGTCTGGAGCTGGTATGACTGCTAAAGGTGTAAAAGCTTATAGAGCAGCAAACCCTGGATCAAAATTAAAAACTGCAGTAACAGGGAAAGTTAAGAAAGGTTCAGCGGCAGCTAAACGTAGAAAGTCATATTGTGCAAGATCACTTGGACAACTTAAACGATCTTCGGCTAAAACTAGAAACGACCCTAACTCTAGAATTAGACAAGCCAGAAGACGTTGGAAATGCTAGACAGATTTATATATAAATTTTTAGGAAAACTTGATAATGTTTTTTCATTTATCGAAACTTATGCTATTAAGTTAACTGAATGGTGTTGGAAAACAAGGGTAAGAATTTTAAAGAGGAGGAGAAAGAAATGAAAAGAGCAATACTAGAAGCA